TGTGGCTCGGGAGTCATCACGGGTTGAGGCTCGGGAGTCATCACGGGTTGTGGCTTGGGGGTCATCTGTTTCTTATATCTACAGCTTAGGTACCAAAATATCTCTCAAGGGATTTTCAGTAGGCTTTGCTATGGTAACTGGAGTAAAACTTGAAACTAAATCTAAGACAGCCACACTAAAAGAAATTCCACCATTTGAACCAACTTGGAAGTCGTATGAAGAAAAATATCCAGTTGTAGTAAATAGTAAAACTGCAATTCTATACAAGGCTGTACATAAAAAAGATGGTGTCTACTTCTCAGATTATGATAAAAATTTTACCTACATTATTGGAGGGGAAAAGACTGAGACAGTAGACACTAATAAACATCAGTCGTGTTCGGCTGGTATTCATGTATCACATAAATCATGGGCTAGAGGATTCGGAGCAAGTTGGGACGATATGGCTTTGCTTGAGTGTGAAGTAAACATTAAAGATATAGTAGTTTCATCGGATTGTGACGGTAAGGTGCGCGCCTCTAAAATTAAGGTTACTAGGGAGGTGCCAGAGAGTGAGTGGTTTGATTTAGTAATGGCGTAACATGATAACTCAACTTAAAGAAAATCAAATATTCATCTTTGGCAGCAATCTAAACGGAGCACATGGAGCCGGAGCCGCTAGACAAGCACACGATGACTTTGGAGCAGAGTACGGAGTTGGTGAAGGTGTGACAGGACAATCTTACGCCTTCCCTACCCTGAATAAAAACATGCAGAAAGTACCAACAGAAGCCCTTGAAGCCAGCCGAGACAAGCTATTTGCGTTTGCACAAGCTAATCCACAACTAGAGTTTCTACTAACAAAAGTAGGTTGTGGCCTGGCTGGCTTCCCAGAAGAAGAAATGGAATCACTCTTTGACGTAGTACCAGAGAATATTATTAAGCCTAAAGAATGGAGGTAACCCCCCAGAGAAGTTTATTAAAATAACCAAGTGTATGAAGACATGCAAATGTTGCAAACAAGAAAAAGATAATGTCACTGAAGCAGTAGTGAAAGGAAACGAAGTCTTAGGATATTATGATGTAAAAGTTGAATGGTGTGAGGAGTGTATAAACTCTCATAATTATTACTTAATGGCTAATTGGGGTTAATATGTCCACACCTGAAATAGAGAGAGTGTTTGAGTGGAAAGATGGCGTGATTGTGGAATTTGAAGCATACGCCATGCACACGGACGAAGGGGGAGGTGAAGTTTGGGATAAGGAATTATCTGTTTTCCAAAGAGGTATTGTACTTGGTGATGAAGTAGTTGGTTGCGATTATGAACTATCCAAGGAAGACTTTATAAATGGAGTGTGGGTAGATGGTATAGATACTGGCGGTGGTTATCATGCTGACGAATATATCAGAGCAACTTTATGCGAACCTGAATGGCTCACCACCCTCCTCACCACTCACGATGCGGAGATACGAGAGAAGATTGAGGCAATTCGAGGAGTGTACTCAGCACACGATGCACTGGAAGCAGTTAAAAGTTTACTCACCCCTAAGAAGTAGTATGAAACACTTTACATCACGTGACGAAGGAGTTGAAGTTGGTGGAATTACTAACAAAACGAACCCACCTATGAAAGATAACATTGAGGAGAAGGCAAAACAGATTGTTGGGACTTGGCTACCTGAGTGTTCAATCGACAATGCAGGCAAAATGTTAGAAGACGTGACTAAAACCCTCACCTCCACCCACAACGCAGCCATTATTAACCGTCTTATCCCGTAAGTATGCCAAAAGAAAAACACATTGCAGCCGATGTAGAGTACGAATACACCTCAGACACCAAAGTAGAGATTGGAGGGAACGGAGGTTCAATGCCAAAAGACTACAGTAAAATTGACCACATCCATTGTTTTAACCAAGATAATCCCCCTTGTGGTATCAAAGGTAAGCACCGCTGCTGTTTATGCGAAGAACCTATGCCAAAAGACTATCAGGAGATTGATAGGATAATCAAAAACTGTACAAATGATGTTTTAGCTTTAATCCCACATATAGACGGGTTTAGCCATAGTAGCATTAACCATAAAGCAGACGAGATAATCCGCCGAGCCCTCACCACCTACGGCAATGCCCGAGTAGAAGAAATTATAAAGATAGCGGAGGGGATGAAAGTGGATATACCAACACGCCAAGCGCACAATTTACAAAGTGGGTTTAGTAAAGCAACACGTAGACGTTCTCGCTGGAAAGCTGAGTCCTACAACCAAGCCCTCACCGACCTAATACAAGCTATTAAGAAATAACCATGCCAACAAAACAAATAAAGAAGTACACCAAACTAGATGGCTGCCACCACCCAGAACATAATCCGCCAAACATGATTGTGCTGGAGCCTGGAATGTATGAGCACACTTGCCCGTCTTGCGCTAAGGTGCAGACCTTCGAAGTCCCCCTAGTAACTTGTTAAATAACCATGCAAGCCTTAATTAACCAACTGTCTAAAGACGTTACTAAGACTAGAAAACAAACCCCTCAGAGGACTTAGCCGTTTAATTTAGATTTATGACAGCAACTGAACAGACAATTAAAGATGCTATAGATGGTGGATTTAATTACTGGGGCTATACTGTTGAATCATTCCCCACAGATGAGTTTTATGTATCTGCCATGCTACTTACTCCCCTCGCCTGGCAAGCTGTAGGGAAGACGCGGGGGTGGCCTGTTATTCATATGTTGAACATGAAACGAGGTGAGGAACAGTCCCAACATTACTGGCTTTTCATGCAACACGTATTTATTGACTATCGAGCAGACGGCAAATCAATCGAAGATTCTTTAGCAGCAATAAGTTAGATTTATGAACAAACCACTAGAAAAATGTACTGGAGCACATTGTCGTTGTATGAACCTTGGTGGCCAGTGTCCCAACCACTACTATGCTGATTGTGAAAGTCGTATAGAAAAAGAAGCGGTCATATCAACCAACAAAGAGGTAAGGAGTGTTGAAGAGGCTGTAGAGGAGTTTTGGAAACTTCATGCAGATGGTGGAGTTACCGCTAGTACCCCAGATAACCCACCCGAAGGATGGGAAGAATGGCGAAGTGAACCTAGTGAAGTTCGTGACTGGCTCCGTACCACCCTCACCGCTGAACGTACCGCACAGTGGGAACAACTGATTCAAATCGCAAAGCTAACAGAAGATTACAAGAGGGACTGGGGAACTAGCTACAGACCGTTTGCTAGTCTCATTCAAGAAATTCAGGCGATTATTACCAAGAAGTCTAACCTCGACGCGTAAAAAACATGTGCTGCTTCCCCTCTTGCGAACATAAAGACATATACGCCCGCGGTATCTGTTGGTATCACTACAAACTTTTTATGAAACTTGTGGGGATGAAGATACGCACTTGGGAAGAATTAGAGGAAGTGGGGTATTGCCTACCTAAACTTTACGGTAAAGGAATCCCGAAAAAAAAGAAGGACTATATACAGCCTCTACAGCATAAATATGCTCACCTCTTAGATGAAAAGATGAACGAAGGAAGAAATTATAAGCAATATCAACGTAACTAAGTAACTATGAAAATAATTGCAACAAGTTCAACAGGTAGTGGCTTCCTACCTATGAAACAAAACAAAGAGCTAGAAGATAAAAAAAGCGAAAGGCAAAAACGAGTAGAGTTGTGTAATTTTCTTAAAAATGCTTTTTGTGTAGACGGTCTTGTTTCCTTAACAGATGGCATAATAGAAGTAGATGTATTAGGAGACAAAAAAACAACGGGCGCAGTATTTGTTGCAGAAGATAAAACCAGGGGAAAGTTCTTTGTTAGTTTCGGTAAAATAGACTAACAAATAACCCCTCGCACTCAGTAAATAGTGGTGGTATAATCTAGGGGTAGATGATGGTAGGTGCCAGGCGAGGCTGGCTAAGTGAGGCAAACATTGCGTGATGCTAGCCTATCATCAAGTGGTGTGTTGCCACGGGTACTTGCATGGGATTAGGAGTAAGCGCCTAATTGAGAAATGGGTTAGAGTCCCTAAGTCATTAAGTTCCGGTGGGAGCACATCACACATCGTTGGTTGTTTTTTAGGAGTTAGTAGAAGAGCTGTACAAGCTTACATCTCTACGAGGGTCGCTCCCTAGACGAAGGACTCATGGTCTTCACTCCTAAGCACCAGCCCGCGATTATGTCGTTAGCTGAACCGCCACGGGCACAGAGCACTGTTAGCTGTCCTAAGCAACAGGTAGGCTCATACCCTATTCAGAGGACTCTTGTGGTCGGGGGCGGTTCAGCTAGTGACGCTTATATATAAATAGTTTAGCCCCCACCAGAAATGGTGGGGGCTTTTCTTTACGTCGTGTAACGTGGGTTGACGTACAGGACGGTTTCTTGTTTGTCTTCGGTGACTTTGACCACATGAGTGATTTACTTGAGGTCAGCGGTGTAAATCACCAAGTAGATGATTTCCGCTGATTGGTTGTAGGAGATTTGGCAGGGTGCTTCGATGTTGCGCCAGGCACAACCACCTTGGAACACGACCGGGTTGGCCGTGACCTCAGCTTTCACATCAGCTGGGACTGCCCAGGCTTTGACCACTATAAAGATAATGACCAAGACCAAGGCGACTTTGAGGTAGAACTTCATGATGACTCTCCTAGATGTCTGCTTCCATAAGGGCTTCTACGTACCGGAGCACGTATGGAGGAACGATAGCGTGCAGCTTGAACTGGCACACGTCGTTAAAGGTGTTCACATCAACACCAAAGCAGTAGATGTGCGCCAAGCGAAAGAAGTCGCCTTCATCCGTCTTGGTACGCGTCATCATGTCAAGCACATCACGCGTTTGCATTGTATTTCTCCTCACACTTAGTTGAACACACCCACACTTCTTGGTCGCCACGCATGTGCCGGCCATAGGCTCCGGAGAGCAGCTTGCTGCATACACAACAAGGTTGTTGAAGTACCCAGTCTGCCAGGTCTTTTTCTTTCTTGGCCGCCTGGACTTCATGTAGCTTAAAGCTATTTTTCATCACTTCCTCCCGAGTTGGAGTGGTTCCGCCTTTTGGGGTGGACACACGAGGTGAGCAAACAGGGTTAAACCCTTCAGCTGCCCGATAATGTGTGGGTGGACGTTACAGTTGAACATCCGACCACACGATATGCAAAGCCTCCATTCAGTTAGGAAGCGTGCATCACCGTCTTTGACGTAGGTGTACATGATTCGCTCCTTTGTTAATGAACTATGGCGAGCGGTGGCTTGTTCTCAAAGCCTCAGCGTTTAGGCGTCCGCTCCTATCTATTATTATAACATTGACTAGGTAGTTCTTTATGATATTCTAAGTGTATAGCAGATTGCTTGCTAATAAATTTGAGGAACGGCCTTACAGGGCCGTTTTCTTTTTATGTTGATAACCACGCTATTTACTTTATTGGTTCTAGTATAATTGGGATATGAGCTTACATCGAGAAGACGAACTAAATCGTCAGATATTAAATAAACAAAGAAAAATTACTGGGCTTGAACGAAAGGTTGTCGAGCTTGAACGAAAAGTGAAAAGTCTAAAGGCAGCAAACAAAAAAACAGCGGAATCAGAAAATAAGCGTTACGAAGCATTATTTGTGACGTATATTAAAGTTTGCGAGCGCAATGTTGACATGGAAGAAAAAATAAATGATTTGTATAATGAGTTGACTAGGCAGATGAGACTACATGAAGCGCAAAAATAAATGTGTTGCTTCTAAGCGGGCTTACGCCACTACAGATGAGTGTTTGGCAGTAATGAAGCGTGTCTACAAACAAAAGAAAGTTAAGCTATGGTACTATGAGTGTCCTGTCTGTTTAGATTTTCATTTAACTAGTAAGGGTTCAGGCAAAGAAATGTACGAGATGCAAAAACTATGGCGCGACGAAAGTATGAAGCGTGACATCGCAAACAAATACAAAGAGTTCTGTCGATTATTTAATAAGATGAATAGGGAGTACAACAAGGCCACTAAGAAACCAAAAACCACCCTTAAGGGCATATTACCTAGAGAAGACAGACTGCGTATTTTAGCTGAAATGAAGGCTAATCAGAACCCGTATATCTGGGGAAAAATCAAAAATTGGTTCAAAAGTGCGGTATAATTATAGGTGAAGGGCGGTAACCCCGCCTTTTCATCACCCTGGCGTTAGTTCGTCAGTTAGGTAGTTAGCCCACTAAGATGAAGCAGTTGATTAAGACTCTTGCTGTAATTGTTATAGCAGTAGGAGTCATGTTTATTATCGTAAATATCCCCCAGGATATGACAGTAGTAAACGAACGTTTGGATATTGAAACTTTGGAGGTGGAGACACCAATCGAGGAAGTAGAACAAGACGTAATAGAAAAAGCGCGACAAGAGTTGGAACGTATCAAAAGAACACTAGACACCAAAGAGCAGGAGTTGCTAGAGCAGCGAAACTCTATTGATGCAGAACTTGAGAAATTACGAACCACACGCACGTCTTTTCAATAAGCCCTAGAGCCAAGAGAATTGCAGCCGCTATCGTGACAGTAGAGACAGGTGGTAATTGCAACGCTCGTGGGGCAAGTGGAGAAGGAGGATGCTTTCAGTTTATGCCTGGCACCTGGAGCTATTGGTCACAAAAAGTCTTTGGTTACGTAGAGAGGCAGACACCAGCCAATGAAGAGTACGTAGCACTTCATAAGATTCAAGCCCATCTTAATGAAGGGTACGGAGAAAAAGAAATAGCTTTAATTTGGAACCAGGGGAACGCATCTCCTTGCAAAGCGGGGACAAATAGCTACGGAGTCGTTTATGACTCTTGCAGCTATGTACAAAAGGTATTAGTCGCGATGAGGTAATCCACAACCCCCACTTGTAATAGGTGGGGGTTTTGGTATTGTGGGTAAGTTACTAGTTAAAAAGCAATATGATTACCGTAATTGGAACTATCCTTGCTATCCTGTTCGTTACTTACGTTTTAAGTGTAGTATATGATTTGGGTAAAAATAGTAAGAAAAAGAAATGAAAACTTTCCATAATTTCTGCGCCATTTTTGGGGCTTTTATATTGGGAGTAATTTTAGCGAGTGTTATTAAACATAATTATTTACTATGGGTAAACTAATAGGAGGTGGAGTAATGTTGTTTGTTGGCTTGATTATTATTATGATGTCAGCAACAATTATTGAACAGACGGAGCGAGGAGTGTTAACGAGATTTGGAGTAATCCAAGATGTTTTGGAGCCAGGGTTTCATTTAGTAAATCCATTTACACAAAATGTATACAAAATTGACGTGTCGGTACAAGCCCTTGCTGTCGATGAGCTTGTCTACTCAAAAGACTCCCAAATTGTAGCTGTTCAAGCTACTGTAAATTATCAAATAGATGCGTCTCGAGTTCGAGAGCTATTTGAAGAGGTGCGTCGAGAAGCTGAAATTCGTTACGTAATCCCGCGTAGTAAAGACGCATTAAAAGAGGTTATTTCAGCATACACAGCACAAGGTATTATTGAAAATCGTGGACAATTAACTATTGAAATCAAAAACCGCGTAGCTGAAAGACTTAGTGTAGACGGTATCTTAGTACAGGATGTAAGTGTTACTAACTTTGATTTTGACGACCTGTATGAGTCGGCTGTTCAAGCAAAACAAGTTGAAGAGCAAAGAGCACTTGGTCAAGTAAACGTCACAAAGCAAGAAGAAGAAAAAAAGAAACAAGAGATTCTTCGAGCAGAGGCCCTAGCAGAGAAAACACGTCTTGAAGTAGAAGCATTGTCAACTTCACAAGGTGGTCAGATTATTGAAAAGATTAGAGCTGAGGCAGAATTAGAGGCGGCTCGAAGGTGGAATGGTCAACTGCCTACAAACTTGTATGGTTCAGCACCGCTCCCTATTCTAAACGTAGGTAACTAAATAAAGAGACAGAAAAAGAGCCACCTAAATAGGGTGGCTTTTATAGTTCGTCTTTGTCATTAAAATCATTGTCCTCAACACACTCATCGGCTCCCTCCTCTGGTTCTATCTCCTCCTCGTCATAATCCGAAGTCAACAACACCTTCTGTCGTCTCGCGAACATATCCTCATACCATTGCTCTGCTTCTGGGCTGCTACTCATGCCGTTTGTATTATATTGATAATCTTCCATGACTATAATTCTATCATACGCTAGTCTTATGTTTTTTTATATCCCTATTTTTTATAACACCTGCGTGGTGCCTATGGTGGCATTCAAAACATAACCAAATTACCTGTAGGGGTTTGTTATGGTCTGGATGATGTGCTTGTATTTTAACGGTGGCGTTACAAAGAACACACTTTTTTGGTCTTTTAATTCCAGCTCTTAGCTTATTATTTACACTTGCGCGTGCCTTTGCTTTTTTTTGATACAGGAAGTCGTTTTTGTAACGCTCTCTTTTCTTTCGTAAAAATTCAGGGTTTCCTTTTCTGTATTTGTTCTCATTTTTCCTTTTTGCTTCAACTCTCTCCTGCGGAGTTAGTATTTTTCTTGGAGGGAAGCATACCGCACACCCATAATATGTATACGAGTCTCCTTTTTTACTAACAGTCTTAAAAGTTCTAACTAAGTTACTTGTGGATTTACATATTTTGCATTTCATATGTGCAAGTATAGCATACTGGCATTGTCAACACACAAAAAGCCACCTCTCCAGGTGACTCTCTGCCAACGCGTCTACGGAGGGCGGTCTATGACAACCGCGCCGATTTTATTTTACTACTTATTCGGGACTACGTATACCATGATGGCTGTAGATACTGCGAGTATAAGTGCTTCAATAAATTGAGCTACCGTACTTGTTTCATCAATACCAAGTGGCATGAGTAGGGTGACAACTAGTGGTGTGATAAGTGCTGCGATTGCTTTTGAATACATATTATTTTGGATTACCGTTCTTTTGATAAAGTCTCTCCCGATAAAGGGTCACTAGACGCTCCAGGAGGCCGATAGCGGTGAGTTTTAGTCCCTTTATGTGCTCAGTGTGCTTTGCTAGTCTTTTAGCGTAGGCTGAGGCTAAATAAGGGGCTAGTATTTTTAGTTTGTCTGCGTTCTCTTGGTAGCGTATATAACTGTGAAGCGCAGTTGGTTCCCCGTGGGTTGTATTTTTATCGTAGTTCACTACACCAAGGATAGGATTCACGTTAAGACCTAGCTCCACTTTAATAAGCGCGTCATAACTATGGTCTTGTTCATGGTTCAAGGTACCAAAAGTATTAATAAGTTCTTGAGCCACACTCTTTCCGCGTCGTTTCCACCATCGGACGTACTGCAAGTGGTAGTTATTGTATTTGTATGAATAGTTAGTGCCAGAAATGCCGCGACGTTTTGCAGTTGCACCAGACTTCCAGTTACTTTCATGGATTAAGACAATGATGTTGTCTGCTCCATAGTTCCCGTACTTTGCAGTGACATCGTCTGCAATATCTTGCAGCATGGTAGGTCTTGGCACATCGTCTCCATCTACATCTACGTCAGTCGGGTAGTTAGTGTAATCGTAGTTGTGAGTCCAGAATACGGGAGTGATGCCTGTGTTCTTTTTTATGAAAGCCGAATAGTCAGCGAGTAGTTGGTCGTACTCTTTTTTGGGAATTAGTTTGTCCTTGTAACAAATATTTCTCATACTCAAGCGTAACGGCTACCACGAGTTTTACGTGGTGCTGCTTTCTTCTTCTTAACTAAAACTTTTACTTTTGTCATATCATTCAATTAGATAACCATTAAGCTCAAGGTATGTTTCAAACGATTGTGCTACTGCCCTGTCTATAGCTAGGGGTGTTATATGTACTAAATATCCCAAGAACAACACAATGGCGAGTAACATAGCAATGATGATGTTGTTTTGCATATTTACTTTTGAGATTGAAAGTCCTTTAGCTGGTTGAGTAACTTCTTTGGAGTTTGGTAGCCCATACGTCCCATATTCTCCATTATACTGATAAACTCAGTAACACCGATAAAGGCAATCATAGTCGCCTGGATAAGTTGCCAACCGATAGTGATGTCGGCAAAGTATCCCGCTGAGATACCTAAAAAATACACCACTCCTTTTTGCACCACTCTTGAGAATTTACGAGAAGTGAGGGCTTGACCTTCGTACCAAGTCGCCATGAGCCCAAGGATAGTATCAAATACCATCAGCATTAGGACAGCTAAAACTCCCTGGGTATAGAAGTCTCCAATTAAGAACACAATAAGCAGAGCGACTGAGGTTAATCCTTTAACTATAGTCGGCTCTACAACTGTGTTTATTATGTTAATAAAGTTCATGCCTTCTGTTTAGTGATAATGCTCTAATTATACCACGGCTAAGAACCTACTCCCATGAGAAGTAGTGATGGTTTTGCGGTTGCTCCTCCTCCTACATCACTCCAAGTTCCCCAGAATCCAGCTTCGTCAGATTGGTTGTTGTATTCGGTGGTTATCCAGTTAGCAGATAAAGCAGAAGTACGAAGCCTAAGTTCATCAATATATCCGTTCCATTTAAATGAAGTTGATTGTAATGCACTTATATAAGTATTTTGAGTTGAAGATATACTGCCTCTTGTAGAAGTGTTTAATGAACCAGACGTTGCATCAACATAACAAAAAGAATTTCCTCCTGCATTGTAGACACCAACAACGTGATACCAGTTATTTATAGACGAGCTAAATCCAGAGTTAGTTTCCCAGTTTACAGAAGCGGTTGTTCTTTGGACAAAAGAAAAACCATCAGCCTGAGTCCAGTCGTAACCCAAACCATACCCAGCGTTAGGGGCAGAGGCAGAACGTCTTGATACAATTCCTAGAAGCCCCGCATTAGCTTGTGGCTGTGCCCATGACTGTATCGTATAGCTTGGGGTATCAAAGTTCATCAAAGAACTATTCCCCAGGTTTATAATACTTGCAGAGCCATCAAAATCAGCTCCTTGTCCCCCCAGTACACCAAAAGAAGTACCGTAAGTAACACTAGTATCAGAACCGTTTAAAGCATTTACTGTAGAATCATTAGAATTTCCTTCTAAGTGATATACCGCAACATAATCACTCCACACAGCATTGCGTCCATACGTATCAGTCACTGCGTAGTCAGCACTAACTCCATCCCAATCAATATAAATATCAGTAGTCGATGTTAACGATGGAATCTTAACATGCATCTCAGTAGCACTGACAATCTCTCTTGCCCATTCGGTGGTCTTTGAGCTATCAGCATAGACGCGGACAGATTGAGCTTCGGCCAGTGTGGTGATACCAAGACGCGACAAATCAACATAACTAGGGAAGTCAGTTTGAGTAGACGGCACTGAGGCCGCGTTTACGGTTGCTACCTTAAAACCTGCTGCCATATTAGTTTAGATACACTGGATTAAAGTCAGCCTTTACTTTAGCTTTTAGGTCTGTGATTTGTTTTTCTGTTCCTGTAAATACCCCATCACGGACTAGTTCCATAAGGGTCTTTAGTTTGGCTCGGTCAGCTTCCCATGCTGTTTTAGCTAGTTCAGCGGCGGTAGGTACAGCCTCAACCTCAGCTTCTGGAGTAAAGTCAGTAACCGCAGTAGGGACATAGTTTAATTCATCAAGATATGCCAGCACTGTTTTCTTAATCGCGGCTAGTGTCACATCAATAGAAAACTGAAATTCTTGGGTAACTTCGTTAGTGCCATTACTAAAAGTAACAGTGACCACACGTCGGCGGTATTTGTTTAGGGTTTCTTCTTTGTGGTTTAAAATTGAATACATATTACAGGAAGCCTAAATTTATAATGACCTCATCTGCTCCAGGTGCGCCCGTATCATTATCTGCTAATCCTGTGGTGGCAGCTACTGTGATAGCAGTTGAGAATTGCTGTCCAGCGTCTCCGAAACTAATAACAAAGCCAGCACCATTCGTCGAGGCGAATGTAGGAATTGGAAAAGTGTGGTCTGGGACAGTTGTTCCCACAGTCACAGAGGCAGCAGTTGCGTTATAGAGTTTTAAGTATCGGACAGAGGCGCTCATGTTCATGACGTGAATCCAACCAAGTTTTCCAGCAGTTGCTTTGATTTGGTCTTCTGATTCATCAACGTCGATGTTTTTATATGGAGTCCAGCCACCAGCAGCAGCGTGAACGTAAGGGGTTACTACCTGCTTACGGTCGAGTGTCATGCGGGCAATACCAGCGTCTCCTTCGTCTACGGAGTCAGTGGCAGTTTCGTCAGCGAGAAAACCAATAGGGAGAATACGTCCTGTTGCTGGTGTAAAGGCAGCGTCATCTACTTGCGATGCGGTGTCGCGTGTCCAAAGAGCACCAACTGAGTCGGTATTTAGTGTGGCGTTATCGCCTGTAGTTCCAGCAGAGGAGGCTGCGGTGTCTCGACGAACAGTTCCAACTGCCATAAGGTTGCCTCCTGCGGTTTCGGCGGCATCTTCTACTACAATTCCAGGCATAGAAAGTACATCAACGTCTCCGATGTTGTTTGTACCCGCTGGGAGAGGTGCGACGACATCAACTTGCATTTCTGTACCTGAGATAGCGTTGTCGATTGTTTCAACCGCCGTTTGGATAGCGGCATTAGAGGCTTCTAGCCCATCAACAGCCGCAAGGATTGCTCCTGTATCAGCGTCAATAGTTCCTAAGAGTGTCTCTACTCCATCAACACTGGCAGCGATAGCATCAAGCACAGCGTTATCAGTCGCTGAAAGTTCTGCGGTAACTACGTCTGTGTTTACTAGAGGACGAATGTCTAGGTCAGTGGCTGAAACTGGGATTGCTGTTTGGTCGGACGCAAGTACCACTGGCTCACTATTTGCCATTGTTGCTTGTCCGAGATTTGGGCGTTTATTGTATGACATATTTTGTTAAATTATTACCCCATACCAATCCTTTTGGTATGAGTCTGTTAAATGTTTTTTGATAATGACACGCCATGCATAACGTTTGGCAGTTAGAAGGTTCAAAGCGTAATTCTGGGTGTTCGGCCCATGATTTAATGTGGTCTACATGCAGGTTTCCTCCGTAAGACTTACATTCTATGCATGTATATTTATCTCGTTTTAAAACCACAGGCTTTATGTTTTTTATAAAGACAGTTCTCTCGTATCTACTTTGTGGAGTCAGACCACCTTTCCAATTGTAATGATTCTTGCCCGACTTAAATGGTATTGAACATGTAAAGCATCTTTGAAGTTTGCCGATTGTTTTACTTGATACTCCACAATCTATGCACTGTTTCTTAGGGATTCTAATGATACCTTTAATCTTTGTTTGAATAGTATGTAGGCTACTACACTTACGGCAAAGGCCGTTCCAGTTCCGCATTGTGTCAGCTCGTTTTTCGTACTTATTTTGACAGTCTCTGCATGTGACTGTTTGTGTTCTCCGTAGCCGTGACATACCTCAATTATACCACCTTCCACTCGGTATTGTTGCTAATAAGGTCGACTGAATCTTCTACTTGAATGGTAATGTTAGCCGTTCCGTCGATTGTTTCTGTTCCATCTCCATCTACTACACATGTTCCAGAGATACATTTTAAGGTGTAGCGATTAGTATTTGATACAGCAGTTGGGAGGGTTAAAGTTGTGTTTGTTATAAAATAAACGTAGTCAACAGAAGCGGTTGCTCCTGCTGTAGTTGGAGTGGCGATTGAGGCAATGGTTCTTGTAATTCCAGTTCCACCAAGTTCATCAGCGAAAGCCACTTGACGAGCGCCGCCAGCAGGGTCGTAGGTGGCAGCGAGCATATCACCTCCTCCTGCTGGGGTAGTGAACTCAACACCTGTTTCATCTACTTTGACTGTGACAGTCTTACCACCTTGCCCTGTGTAAGCGGCTGGGGTGTCGGTGAGGTCTAGGAAGGTAGAGGCACCACTAGCTGAACCAGCCTCAAACTTATTTGTAGTACTGTTCCAAACAAGTGTTTGACCGTTAGTGATTCCTTCTACATCGACATCGGCTAGGTATTTAAGTAGTCGAACTCCTCCGACCACAGTACCACCATTAGTGGTGCTCTTTAACTCGGCAATAAGTTCATCAAGGCCACGAATTGCAGACTTATCCAGACGGTCGTTACCAATAAGAGACTCAAGGGCGTTTCTGATGTTCTCCCCAGAGATAAGAATACTAAGTTGCCCGAGTTGTTCTCTTTGGTTTGTGATTTCAGCAAAAACCCCGCTTAAATCGGTTTCTGGCGGTAATACTGGGATAAGTGCCTCTACTCGTTTTACTTCTCTTAGGAGGGCTGTTTTGACCTCTACAACGCTTGTATCACTATTACTCTTTACTTGATTTATTACTGATTGGAGGTTATCTCTAGTTTTAGCAAGTTCTGATTTTAGATTGGTAATATCCGAGTCAGAGGCTTTCTTAGTCTCTACAATCTTGTCTACAAGAGTACGACCGTTTTGGTTGATAATAGCCATTACCGCATCTATAGCTTTAATTAGCTCCTCTGGGAGAACAGCACCGCTGTCAAAAGCCTCTAGGAGTTTATTTAGTCGTTCTAGGTTCTTTTGATTAGGCATATAGTGGTTATATTATAACATTATTCACAGTTGGTTGTTGACGTTTGAGCGATTAGGTGTAGAGTTTGGGGATATGGAACTAATATTTTTACTATTTTTATTCTTTATAGTCTTACCTTTACTGATTGCTTTCGGCTTCATCGACATCAAATAGGATTGATTGTAGAGAACTTCGTAACCACGGCGCATCTTCGAACGCTTTTTTTAGCTCTGTCTTTGGAGTAGATGCAAGCCAGGCCGCCAGGTTTGTCTTAAATGCTGGGCTACCAGCAGCCTCTGAAAGACCCGCGACAGTTGCGCCCACCAAAAGTGGGGTTGTAATGCCGCCAGTGGCAGCGGCTGTTATTAGTCCAGCACCGATACCAGTGGTTTTACTTGTAAGGCTAGAGAGTCCTTGGCGTGCTGCAATTTTGTCTCTGTATTCAGTGGCTGTTTCAGCAGACTTTAAGTTTGCATATTTTTCGGATACGTCACTGAGGCCAGGAACGCCTGCCTCTAGTTTACTGCGTGTGGTTGAGTAAGAGTTCTTGATTGCCTTGTTTATGATTTCGTCATCAGTCGCATTTCCTGTCCATCGTGCCAAATCACCAATCTCTTTATTAAGCTCCCATAGTTCAGTTGCGGTTAAATCTTTTAGTTTTCTTTGTGGCAGACCATCATCCCCGATACTAAAAACGTCGTCTTTAACATCTTGTAGTCTGCGAATAATCTCCTTGTTTGTTTTAGGGGCTTTTTGTGCTGTAGCGATAGCTTCATCTATAGAATTTAGTGCGTCACTAGCATCAAACGTTGCTTTACTTGCTGCGACCCGTTGTGATATTTCCTCACCTGTCTGTTGTCGTACAGCCTTAATCTTACCAGCAAGCTCATCAAGACTGGAGGCAGTAATACCCGCTTCTGCTACTGCCTGTCCTGGGTTCTTTCCATAACTAAAATCCTTTAAAAGTGGTTTAATGAGTGAGTTTATTACACGGCCACCCGCATCTTTGCCTGATGGTATGAGTGCCGATTTGGCCGCTCCAGCTGCTTTGCCTACAATTGGGAACGCTGCTCCTATAATAGCCGCATCAACCGCGTCTTTATCAATCTCCCCAGATTTAGCAATAGTTGTTACTGCGTCAGCTGCTCCCAGTGAGGCTGCTCTTGCTAAAAAATTAACACCTTTAGTAGCTTTTGTGACAGCTGTGCCGGGGATAGCAAACGAAGCTACGTCTCCTACAAACCCACCAACTTTTTCGGCGGGTGAGTTTCTTACAAGTACTTCTTTTGCTTTGATATTCTGCTCGCTTCCTGTGTCGAACACTCCAGGCTTGCCCATTCCATAACCTTTAATACCTGTAACTTTTTCAACACCTTTAGAAAGTAACCCTTGCGCTTTTCTTCCTATAGTACCAATACCCAAAGCCAAATCCCCAACACTTTTGGCCGCGCCTTGTCCAATATCTTTGATAATTCCGTCATCAGTAGTTGATTGGGTCTGTATTCCTTGACCAGCAGCGCGCGTTAAAAACGTGTCGTATTCGGACTCACCAAGTGTTTCTTTTTTCTTTTGTAGCTGAGCTTTAAGGGCTTCAAATTGTTTATCTGTAAGTGCCATATTATTGTGGTTTTACTAATCCTAGTTGTATTAGCTCTTGAAGTTGTGTGTCTGAGGCATTGTTTAATTGAACACCAAACACAACGTCGCTTACTGCTCCTTGAGCACGTATGTCTTGTACAACTAAATCGGCCGCGTTTTCTGGGAGGCCGAATAGATTGACTGCCTTATCCTTATAACGACTCTCAAGTTCCATTTGTTGGTCAAGAGAGGAATTGTAAATATCAGTTGCCCGGTCAACAAAATCGGTTCGTGTATTCTCTGTTAATCTTTCTCCACGAAGTGCGTTGTTATATTGAGCGCGGACACGTTCAGGAATACCAGCCGCATTTTGCGCATTGGCAAATTCCTGTTCACGTACTACTGAGGTAGGGTCAAGCATCTTCATGTATGAGAAGATAAGAGCAAGGTCACCCGCAGCACTTGGGTCTTGGGCAGAAGCAATAACGGTATTAAGGGAGTCAACTCGTGTTTTAAAGTCCTTTGACTCAGCTTCAAAATCTTTACCAAGCTTGTATGCAGTTTCTTGCTGTTTTTCGTCAAGAACGACATCTCCATTTGCGACTGCTTTGGCGATAGCTGCTTGTTTATCTTGAATATCTTGAATTTCTAATCGTGTCTTAGCAGCACCAAGTCTACTATTCTCAATACTTGCATATTTAACTTGCCTATCCAACGCGCCAATATAATTACCACCTAACGCCAAAGCCTCTTCTCGTGTCTTTGCTTTCAACATACTTTCTACTACAGAAGTAGGCGCACCATCTAAACTGGCCTGTATTCCTAAATCATAGATAGCTGTAGCGTTCTCTTTGTCTGCTAGTAGTTTCCGCTCTCTGTCTGCCGCAAGTGACTCAAACTCTCGCTGTTCAGCTTTATTAAATACTTCTTTGTTTTCTTCGTAGTTGAATTTAAGAATAGCCAAGTCATTGGTTTGTTTTTCTAGCTTCGCAGACACGGCTCTGTCGGCTATCTCTTTTGCACTGTCATACCTACCTTGCACAGCCATTTGAATGACCGACAAGTCAGCTTGTTTCGCAAAGGATTCACGTTCTACGTTAGCAATCTCAGCGGCTATACCAGCCTTGGAACCGCCCCCAAGGTTCTTTTCAATTTCTTCACTTCGTCGACGCATGGACAACTGTTCACGTCGAATCCTGTCATTAATGTCATTAAGTTCCGGAGTGATGTCGTTTACACCGCCTTCTACTGCGTAAGCGTCGTTAGTTAAGCCTGTCAGCCCTTGTGCTTGGGTGAGTTGATTTATATAAGAATCAAGGGCGTTTGTTTTTGGTGCTTCGGCTGCTTGTCTTTGGGTTTTTAAGTTTTCAGTAAAAGCATCTGTTTGGTCAGTAAACTCAGCCATCATCCCTGATGTTTGTGTTGCTGGTGTCGCAGGAGCCACTACCATCGAAGTGGATGGAGCGAGAGATGATGAAGTGATAGCTGGTGCTGTAGTTGAAGGTGTGGCTAGACTGCTACCCATTCCTGTAGAACCAGTTTGTACAGTTCCTGAACTTTCCCGCTCTGACTTTCTGTTTATACCACCACGGGCGTTAAGCGTTGACTGGTTTTGTACTGATGAGCTTAATACTCTTTTTCCATCTATTACTGGCATATATATCTATATTATAACACGTTTAACCGCCTACTTTATTTACCTGATTCATTAAATCCAACATATCAATTTCAATTTCAAAACCTCTAAGTTCAAACTTTAGAATTACTAGTGATGAGTTTAATCCTAAGAGGGATTGCTCAAAATAACTATTAGACATTTTGGTATTGTCGATAGTTCCAATTTTCTTAAAGGTATCAACTGAAAAGCGCACAGGCTTGTTGGCTGTCCCAATATTCTCATCTACTACAACTGTGTAAGTTGAACCTACTAAATCAGCAGAAACAACATGGACTGTATAGCCGCGGCCATAACCATCTAAGACAGTTACTTCATCACCAAGTTCAATATCTGTCCACTGTTGAGCAGAAAAGCCATCAGTTGAGTTAATAGTATTGGCGTTTAACCAGGCACCTGTAAAGACACCAGTATTCTTAAAAGCGGCATTGGTTTTGGCTTTAATCACAATCTGCTCATTATCAAGCAATAATCCACTCAAGAAACAGAATACCTTTTGCCAGTTCTGTTTGATGTTATCTGAGTAAATTCTTTGGGTAGTAAAACGACCGATATTCCAAGCATCTGTAAAGGAACTAATAGAATAAAATTCGTCACCGTCTAAGTTTTGTAGGCGATTACCCCAAATTACTGGTGTCTCCCAGCCTGTAAAGAAAGGCTCTTCTGGGTTGATGGCAGTGATACCCCCTGCGAAAGAGTTTTGGTATTGCCCATACTCAGTATTAGGTACGTAAGATATATCAGAACTAGTTACCGCTCCACCGATAGTCATATAGTTTCCAGCTTTTAAGGCCTTACGAGACAAAGCTAATTTTACTTGAGTTGGACTAATTACCTTTACATAATAGCGCGTAGCTGTTACCAAGCCAGTCAAGGAACCTAGGGTGCGAATGATAAGCAAGTCACCATCTTTCAGGTAGTGGGTTGAAAGAGTTAAGGTATTATCTGAAAGAGCGGAGGGTGTCTCTACTACTGAGCGGTCAGTGCTGCCATAAGAGCGATGATATAGTCCACACTCTGGGTCAAATACCCAAAGGCCGTGTTTCATCTCTGGCATGTAACCAGAGTCAACAGTCCCGTCAATATGTATGTAAATTTTATTATCAATAGCCACCATGCCACGATGAAGAACCTTAGACGGGTAACTTAGATACACAGTGTTATCCCAAACAGCATTAGGGTTGTTATAAACTGGGAATACTGCCAACTCGCTGGTTTGATTGCCTGATACTGTAAGTAATCTACCCATATTAGTGACCAAGGCTACTGTTGACATGTATGGGATAATTGAATACACCTGAGACGCACCAACTGGTACCTCGTAATTGTAAGCGGCACCATTACCGTCCCAAAGAAAGATTTTAGCCTCACCGCCGCTCGTGTTTTTAGTCCCCACATAAAGATAGCCGTTTCTAACCGCCATAGTTGTGACTTGATACTGCTGCGGTAGTGTTAGCGCTGTTCCAGCTACGTGTGAACTACTTAAAATAACTACTGAGTTTCCGTTACCGATACAAAGCTTGTAAGTGTCCTTGCTGTCAAACAAAGCCATCGGGTGAGGCACACTAGCGGTCAAGGCATAGACACTCTGGGTTAATGAGCCATCATAATAGTCAAGATTGTCATTGGTGGTGATGTAAGCGCGGTTATAAGCCACCATAATATCGCTATTCATACCTACATCAGCACTTAGGGTTATCTCAGTTGTTGTAGAGCCACCTAAGTCAAACTTAAAAGCACTTGTTGTAGTGAGTGCAATGTATTGGCTATCGTAAAAAACAATTCCTAGAGTTCCTTTTAGGTTGGCATAATCATCAGAAGTTAATCGAGTAAAAGCCTTTCGAGACAGTTTAATTTTACCCTTAGTATCCAAAGTAACATTTTCAGTTTCATGTAAAACACCCAGAATGTCTCCTTTGTTAGTCTGAGTCCAATTATTTTGACTAGGTATTTTCATGTTTAGTTTATATACGGTACGTTATAGCCTCCAATACTAATAAAACCATCGGGTGCTGCCATAACATCATAAGTTCCTGCACCTGCTTCGTTTACGGCTTGAGTAGCACTAGCAGCTGTCTTACTGGAACTACCTGAGAGTATGCCAGTGATAGCTCTTTTTACATCAGGGGGAATTTGGCCAGCATTAGTAAATTCTCTTAGCTGTTCTTGAAGGATTGCCACTTGCTGCTTTAATTCATTAATTTGTCTTTGCTCTGGTGACATACTATTTATCTTGATTAGTCCAAGTTGGGGTGGCTGGCTTGTCTGTGTTTGTCCACACTGGCATTATTGTTCCTTTACCTGATTGGTCAAAGAAGCTTGGTGAGACTGAGAGGAGAGCATTAGTCCCCGTACCTCCTACTTCTACTCCGGCGTCCTCAAATATGGCTGGTGAGACTGAGAGTAGTGCGTTAGTCCCTGTGGCGTTAATTGGTGCGACAAAGACAGCTAAGAAGTAAGCGTCTGAGTCAATTCCGCCAGAGATAGAAGATGAAGCGTTAGCGGCATAGGCTGTGATAGTTGAAGTGTCAGTTGAAACTGCATAAGCTACAAAGAAGTTGTACACTCGTATCCCCGAGTCAGTATCGTATGCCAAACTGTCGGCAACAGTTGTCCAGGTTGGGTTTGAATCACTTGAAGTAATAGAAAAACCAGAATAAGTTGCGTTGTTATCTTCTGATATGTGATTACCTGCGAAAATTAACAACTGTTGTCCTGGTCGAGTAATAGACAAACCAGAGCCGCCAATAGAATAAGAGGCTGAGTCAATTACAGTAGAACCTGCACTAGAAGCAAACAGGGGATTACCAGAAACCCAACCAGAAACTCGAAGCATAGCAGCGGCTCCCTGTGAGACCGAACCAGCTAGTCCCACTGTATAGTTTGAAGCACTAACATCGCTTGCGTCTGCAATACGATACAGCATAGTGACGTTTGTATCTACGTTACCATCTGCTGAACTAGTTAGAAGCTCAGTAAAGCCAGAACAAGTAGGTTTGCCTGATAGACCGCTACCGTTAGCAATCAAAATCAACAAATCACCAACCGCTACACTAGCTGGTTTGGTGATAGTTAGGTTATCGGCGTTATTAGCTGATACGGTTGATGTTGATTCTACTACTAGTGCCATAACCTATACCGCTTTCAAAGCGTAATGTCCTTCTGCGTTAACTGTAATACTTAGTGTTCCTGCAACTGGACTTAAAGTACCTTCCACGATGTCTATAGTCGCTAATACAGGGCTTGTAGCAGCTACTCCAGTGTCTACCCACAAACAGTATTTATTGGTCGTGGCGGTGATTGTAGAGAGTGAAGGGTTAGCAGTGTCTAGCTCTACACGGTTGTTGGCTGCGTCGATAGTAGTTGTGACTGAGCCGAGAGTGACGGCAGTAGTACCACTAGCTACCTCCGCTGAGATGTCAGAAAAGTATTGGTCAGTTTCTGAGTTAGGGGTAAAAGTAGTTGCCATAAAAGACAACTTTGGTGTACCGAGCGCCAAGATAGCGTCTAGTTGGATTTCTAGTGCTTTTAAGTGAAGTGTTGATGCCATGTTATTCTGAATCTATTGTTACTGCTGTTAAAATGTTTTGTTCGTCCTTCGCTCGCCGTGAAAATGCCTTTTTTATATCTGTTTCTAGTTTTAATACTTCCGCCTCAAGTCTGTTGTATGAGTTGAGGGTGTTCCGCCTAGCGTAATCAAGTGCGGGGCGTAGGTAAAACCATTTATGGTGTAGTCCGGGTACTCCAGGCTTCTTAGTTGTGTCAGCAGTAGTAAAGAAAGTAGCTTCACGATTGATAGATACTTTAAGCCCGTCGGTTACTGATGCACTTGGTACAGGGTCTAAGATGATGACGTTTGCTGTCTTGTCATAACGATATGGTACTCCTTGAATAGTAGAGCCGGCAGTTATGCCATTCTCTACTCCAGTTGTATCTGCATCAATCGGCTCTAGTCCTAAATAGTCTCTCCCTGTTTCTTTTGCATAGACTTTATAAATGTCTAGGACCAGATTACCTTCTTCATCTACCACAAACGGATACTCTCTTTGTCCAGCGACAATGTCTGTAACTATCTCTGGGAAATCAGTGTGGTTACTATCGTCAAACTTCCAAGTACCTGATGTATTGAAGGCTAGAGTTAGATAATCACTAAAGGCGATGTTCTCTTCATCGACAAAGTCCTCTAGGCGCGTTGAGTTGTCTGCAATGTCGCCACGATTAGCACCAATTTCTTTTTCGTATTGTCTAATTATTTGTGTTTGTGTAAGTGACATATTGTTTAAGGGCTATATCCAAACCCCCACGAATGAGGGTTTGAGATAGAACTTAATCCGGAACGATTGCGGTTGCAACGGCACCGATAGCTGTATACCCGTTTCCCATCCACCCGATTGTGTTATCAATCTTAGTGAAGTAGTGAATTTGGGTAGCGGCTAGGATGTACTCCTTAGTCCCATCACAGTTTTCACTGTTGATTTCCTCAGTACTAGATGCAGGTGTGCGAACTTCGCAACCAACGGCTCCAGCGGTAATAGCAATTCTATGACCGTTTTGAACCTTAGCTAGATTAGGGAGAACTACGAAGTCGTTTGCTCCGTTGACGTTTGCACCAAGACGAACGGCTGTTACGCCTGGTGGGATTACATTCAATACACTTTCTGAGTCATCTGGTGTCAAAGTGACAGAGTTGACTTGGAGTGTATCAAAGGTTGGTCGCTTTCCTTGTGATAGTGCCATGATGTTATAGATTAGTTAATAATTAACTCCTGATAACACTAGGCGACTAGCACATCAAACTGAACTGGAACCATCTTTGTCCAAGCCTTGAACTTTCGGTCGATACGAGTTTCGAGTCCAACACCTGAGATTTGAGCACCTGATACAACTGGGTTAGTAATAGTCTTTACACGTCCGTATGTACTCTTTACGATACCGACTTGCATACCCTTCTTAACTCCAGCGTAAACGTGACCAGAAGTGTGGAATACAGAACTGTAGTGTTCCATACCCATGTACTTGAAGCCTTGCTTGATACCATTCTTGAGAGCGTCATCAGCGGTGTTGAAACCTTCACTTGAAGCAAGCTTCTCTAGGATTTCAAAGTCTGCTTCACGCCAGATGATAAAGCCACCGTTTCGAGATAGCATTGAGCCACCCTTTGCTTCACGGATTTCACGCTTGATACCAGTGATGATGTCCTTGATGTTAGATACTGAAACAGTGATGTTTCCTGCACCTCCACCAATAGAAGCATTGTCAAAGTTAGTCCATTGTGCGTGTTCTGCAAGCATAGCTGTTTCCATTCCTTCTGAAAGAACTTCTGCCATGTTGTCTGCAATCTCCATGAAGTCACTGAAAGTCTTTTGAGCAAGGTCAGCATCGTCGATGTGAGCCGCTGAGTAAACGTAGTCAGTGATAGATACTGAGTCATCAACAGTAGCAACTGCAACTGATGTATAACCTGTACCGCGTGTTCCTGTTGATTGGGTTGCATCTGTGAGGTAAGGATTCTTTAGAGTACCTGAATTAGTGTACTTTACGTCCAATACCTCCTTCCATACCTTTGGAGCATCTAGTCGCTCCTGTAGTTTTGTTTCGATTTCAATCGAATATACGATAGCCATTTTATAATTGATTAGTTTTTAAGTAATCAAATGAATTGGTTTACCCGTTGTAGAATTTGTTTTTGCTTTTCTCCTTTTCGAGTTTAGCGTTGACTACAGCACGTCTCTTATCTAGTGGCACGTCCTCAATCGGCTTGGCCATCCAGTATTCAACACTATCAGTTGCAACTCCTCCTGAGCGATTTCCTTTAGGGATAGCCTCTTGGGTTTTGTTGATTTCTCGCTGACTTTCTAGTTTAGTCTTAAAATAAGGGTTTTCTAGTAGCTCGTCTACGTCTTTGAGTCCTGATGCTTTCATCTCTGCCTTAACAAAATCAAACTCTGTGGTTGATATGCCGCTTGCTTTTAGGTAAGCCTTAACGTCATAACCAAAGTCACCTGATTTTTGTGGAGTTGTAATCTTGTTTTTATTGCGCTCTAGGATTGCTTTATTTTTCAATGCCTCAGCTTTCCAATACTCAACTCCTTGCTCCTCTTTTTCTTCTACCTCTTCGCCTTCTTCATTTTCTACTTCCTCCACCTCTACCTTCTCTTCTACCTCGATGTCTTCATTGAACATAGTGAAGTCTAGTTATGCGCGATTGAGCAAAGTTGCGCTTCTTGTTAATTATTATTATACCACGTTTTTAATTGTCACGCCCTTGATGACACACTGAGCATGTCATACCAGAACCGTTGCAATTACTGCAAACCTTTTCTACTTTCTCTTTTACTACCTGTACCTTTTTAGTAGTAACCTTTTTTACTGCGGCCTTTACCTTCTCACTAAGTTTACTCATAGCCTAGTGTGATATTAGCGGTGCCTCCGATAATGACGTATAGACCCTTTAGAAAATCTAAGCCGCCAAAGTCGATTACTCTTTCGCCTGTAGTACCGACTACTGAGAAGGTAATAGTGTCTGCCAGAATCCTGCCGTCTGTTCCAGCACCTGATGCAAGAGTTGCTGCGCCCCAAGCGTAATTTCCGAGAGTTTCGGTGGTGGCGATTGCGTTACCTCCCGCACCAACTGTCTTAGAGACAACCACTTGAGTAGTGTCTGCATTTGTTGTGGCGACTACTTGAGGATGTTCGTAAGTCCCTGTTGAATAGTCTGTACCTATTACACCAGAGTTATTGATAGCTAATTTGATTTTGTCCAGGAATACAGCTTCTGATGTCACCCACAACACTTGATACGGAACCGCTGTCGCTCCAGATGTTTCAGACAGTTCAACTACTGCGGTGTATGTGATATCACCAATAGTAAGCAAAGCCTCATCTGTAGTCACGGCTGGATTTGAGTCACCAGTACCGCCTCCAAAGGTCGAGTCAGCCCAAGTTGTGTTCGCTAGAGTTTCGGTAGTTGCTAGAGCATTAATAATCGCGGTGTAAGCATCATCACCAACTGCTCTTGAGACGATTGTCTGTGCGGTGTCTGTGTTAGTGGTCGCAATAACGTATGTATGTGCAACTGTTCCAGTTGAATATTCCGTACCTGCTGTGCCAGTCCCATTAATAGCTTTCTTTAGATTGTCTAGGAAAGCAGCCACCGAACCACCGTAGAGTACTTGATAAGCTACTGCGGCAGCTCCTAGCGTCTCTGAAAGCTCTACAACGGCTGTATAAGTGATTGCGCCAATAGTCACAGTTGCTGCGGCGACGGTCACACCTGCATCTGATGCGCCCGTACCGCCACCGAGAGTAGTATCAGCCCATGAACCGTTGCTAAAGTCAGTAGTAGTAGCAGTATCGTTTAGTGATGTACCGGCTACACGACCACGGACTGTGATAGTGGTTGCGTCACTTGCTGTTGCTACAACATCAGGATGGGCTGGTGTTCCATTAAATGAACCAATTGTACCGTTGATAGTCGCTTTTAGATTCACTAGAAACGCCTCGGTGTCGTCTCCCATTGCCACATCATATAGATTGGTTGGAATTACCTTGGCGGTGTAAATGGTGTCACCAATAGTAATGATTTCATCCTCTACAACAACGTCTGTCATTGTGAAGACTGAGACAGCGTGTGAACCAGCCACCATCGCTCCTGTTGAGGTTAGTACGTTTTGACCATGTGAAGCAGGGACGCAAGCGCCAGAACTTGTTAGAGTCCCAGTTGCAGCTACTCCCGCCGATTCAGAATCAAAGATTTTAACTGTCCCTGATGAATGAGAGTTAATAATTAGTTTACCTAGCTTACCAGGGGCGCGGGTAACTACTCCGCTTTCTGTCATGTTTTTTGAGTGCATATTTATTCTGCTTCGTTAACCTTAGCCTCCTTCTTTTCTGGCTTTGGTGTCTTTATACTATTAAGTTCCTTAAACGCATTATGCATGGCGTTAATGCCTGCAAACTGTGCCATAACTTGCATACCCACCATTTCAGCAGGTATTGGGTTAGTCAGGGCAAGTGAAGCAAGTGAGTACGCCCCATTTACTAACGGGTCGCCAACATAACCTTCTTGTACGCGTCCATGCTCGTAGATACCAGCCAGCAATACTTTCTCTACTGCTTCGTGCATGTTTGTATCTGCACAAAACGCCTCAATCTTTGCTACTTGTAAGTCTGTTAGGTTGTATTTATTCATATTTTATTATTAAGCTACTGGTGTAGCGGGTTGTTGTTCCTCTTCTGCTTGTTCTACAATCTTGGTCACGGTACTAAAATCAATAGGAGACATACCACTTTCCTCTAGTAGTTGGTTGAAGGCTTTACCGATTCCCGGTACTTGTGCAATGGCTTGGGGGTTAGCGATAATTTCACGGATGATGTTCGTGATTTTATCTGCGTTCTCTACCATTCGTCGCTGCTTGCCTTTGATGTTAAAGAAGACATCAACTGGCATATCATCTAGTTCTCCCTTGAGAGTTTCCATAAAGCGTCTTGAGCCACCCTTCATAAACGCCTCTTTCTTCATGGTGATGAGTAACTCTTTGGCTTCGCTGGTCACTGGGATACCTTGCAAGGTTTTCTCTTTGATTTCTTGGTTGACTTCATTTGTCACTACTGCGTCTGCAATTTCTTGTAGCTCATCTAACGACAAGTCCTCGCTAAACTTCTTACCTCCGTTCATTTCTTTTACTAGGTACCCTGTGAACTTCCATGGGTAAAGAACGTCAGCAAAGAAGGTGGCAATCTTGCCCTGTCGGTATTCATGGATTCCTTGACCTTCTTGAATAATCTTATTTTCAAGCGCAAATGGTGTGCCTGATACCGGGTTTACTCCTAAAGCTCCTTCACTAGCTGAGCCAATAACTCTAGCTTGGTTTTCTTGTTGGAGTTGGTAATTAGTGAAGTTGGCAAGGTTCTGTAGTGAGCCATCAAGTCGTTGTGTATTTGCTCCCTTTTCTTGTTTTAATACAGTATTTTCTTTAAGGTCTGAGAGCTTTTGGTTGCCTAGCTCGTCACTATCAGTAACAATGACGTTGATAGCTGAGTCTAAGAGCTTCTTAATCTTAATACCAGCGTAGTTGTTCCATACCTGAGGTTCAAATAGTGTCTCAACAATAGACTTTCCACACGCTCGGCCTTTAGAGCGCACCTGGTCAATCTTGAGAGCCTTAAATACTTCATTAAGTGGCTTGTCTTTGCCTTTATAGAACTCTAGTCCTTGTCTTACTCCAGATTCATCATTGTAATAACTAACAATGTGGGTTTGAGGAACGTACTTATACATTTCACCATCTTCTTTGAGCCACATTTCTGGTAGAGAGCCACGTAGTTCGTAAACTTCAATGTACTTGTCCGGTGAAGTAACTGTCTGGTCGTTGGCAATGGAGACTTTCTTGTCTTGGCTAGACATCTCAATCGCCATCTTGATGGCATCTTTGTCCCACTTTCCTTCAAAAGCCATCAATTCAGACGGTGTGTAATTGTGTTTAATACAAATCGGACCGGCCATTACGTCAGCTTGGTCGGTAAAGGCTAAGGTCTTCAAGTCGACAACCTCTGGTCGGACTTCATTTACGTCTTTAATCAGCACTAGGTCATAGATAATAGAGCTTTCAACCACTTCATCAATAAAAGTGTCTAGGTGATTCTTTCTAGCCCACTGTGGGTGATACTTCTTTACTAAGAAAGACTTATAAAAGTTTTGTGCGTCATTCACAAACGGAATAATGTCCTTCACATCAAAGCCCTCAGAACGAAACGCCACGTTAATTACTGGAGTGACGATGTCATTGTACGGTCTGTTGCCGTCATTAGCACCGCGGTGAAACCAACCATTAGCTACGTTGGTACAACGCTGAATATGCTCGTACATATTCCAGTCCTTTGAGTTTGTGAGTGGAATACGAACTGTCCTCCAGTTATTCTCCTCCTCCTTAATATACGAAAATACATCCTTGCTTTCTATCATGTGAGCAATAAGTTATTTATAAACACTTCACGGTGAAAATCATCGCTGAACACTCGCTTGGCCTGAATAAGATTTAAGTGTCGCTCTGAGGTAGTGTCACCCTTCTTTACTTTAAAGTAGACCTCCGTATGGAGCCAGTCTGGTTTGAGTGCTTTGATAGTTTCGTCTAAGTCATTGGTGCGACGACGAACTTCTAAGCCATTGAACTTAGCCCAGAGTGAATATGTTTTCTTTTGAGAGGTTGCCATGTTGATATATTATACCACATTAAATTGCCATGTTTGTTTCTGGTGTCTCTTCTCGCAACTCTCTCTTGTATGTGATAGGTAATTCCTTAAACTCAAACGTCATTCGCATCATGAGCACGTCTGCAAAGTCCGGGGAGCGGCCAAGTTGTTCTTTGATTTCACTCTTTGGAATGATGGTGAGCTTTCCATCTTCTGAGTTGTCAGTTTGCTTGATAGCGTCTAACTCCTCAAACAAATCAGACAGGGCTTTTTCTTTTGTGTAACCTTCGATGTTAGTTTTAAAGTGTTTTAATTTGATAGCCATTTGGCGATTGTTTACTATCTCTCCAAGTTTAAAGTAACACTGGCATCTAAAATTACGGTAGTTAGCAGGAACCAAAGAGTTCTTTACAAAGTCCCATACCGGTAATGGTGAACGTCCACCACCAAAACCTTTTATGCCTCTCATACCATCTACTACTCCACCACCAACCCCATCTTCATCAGCAATGACGTTAAGATAGCCAATCTGCTCATTAATAATCACCTCTTTCATTTTCTTTATTGTCTCGTCAATTCCTTGGTAGGTGTAGACATAAAGACCATAGAGTTCTAGTCCTCTAAAAGTCCCCAGAACAATCTTGTCGCCACCAAAACGAGCCACATCAGCAATCAACGATTTAACATTATTGTTGTTGATTAAGGTATTGTTGGGCAAATCGGTTATAGCCTCATAGTTCATTACCTTCTTGGGGTCATCGTCAAAGTCAAAGTTACCTTTTAGTAGTCGCTCTCTAGTAATTTTATCTGAGCGTTCTAGGTTTAAAATGTATGCTTCTGGCAGATAAGGATTATCACCTGGTAGGGCACGAATAAAAGCCCGATAAGAAGGCATTGTTCCTTCCTTCCACGGTTTATAGTAATCTCGATGAACGTGTCCCTTGTTAGGGTTAAAAGTCTCTAGCCAGAACGGTTTTACTGATACACCATTGAGTGTGTTCTTTCTACCAACACGAGTCTTCAAGATAGACTTGGCTTTCTCAGGTGTCTCGTTTGATTCATCAATCCAAGCCCATGTTATTTCAAGTGAACCAAAGCGAGTATATTCAGGGTCTTGTGGACTATAGGCAGTATCTAAAAAGTATATCTGTGAACCGTTTGCAAAGTGTAGTACTGACTGTTGGGCATCATATCGATAATCCTTTTCGGTATATCCTAACTCGTTTAATATCTCAAAGAGAGTAGATATGGTAGTAAGTCTCAGTGTCTTTAGCTCTTTACGTCCAATGGCACCTCTACTACCTGGATACATCTCGGCAATAGTAATAGCTAGATAACAGCCGACCCTAGTTTTTCCACCGCCAGCGGCTCCTCCGTAACCAGCTTCGGTGATATGTTCTGATTCCCAAGCGTTCCAAAGTTCTGTCTGCTTAGGTAACAAGTGAATAGTTGCAGTGCTCATTAAGACTTTTGGATTATGATTGTTTTTAGGTTTCCATCAGGATTAGAAAGTTCTGTCTCATTCTTGTCTTTCCAGTTGTAGTTGTTCTTTAAATTAAAGATTGCACCTGTCTGATTCTTGCCTACAAATAGATATTCTTCAACGTATTGGTGTATCTTGCCTTTTGCTCTTTTTATGGTGTCAACAAATTCTGGTCTATCTTCATATTCTAAAAGAGTTTCACGTGATGTGTCTAAAGCATTGGCTAATCCAGTAATAGTTAAGGGACGTATATATTTCTTATTGTCTTCTGGGTCTTCACAACTAAGAAAATACAAGTCTATTGCGTTTTGTAGCTCTGTTACACTTTTAAATTTAAGGGGTCTACCTGCTGCCATTATCTAAATATTATACAATATTAAATTCTTTATGTATATTCTGATAGTTCTTACACCCATCACAACACATTCCAGGTTCATTTAATGGTCTATCTACCTTACAGCCAATCCAGCAGTTGGAACTGATAGTGTCCTTTTGAGTTGCCCTCTGCTTTTTCTTGTTTTTCAAAGATTGTATTCTAATCACCAAGGAAGGATTCGAACTTTCCAGCTCCCTAGAGTATAAGCAATATAAAGTTTGGGAGTTCCTGCGCGGGTGAGTGCGCTTGGTGGGTGCTAGGGTCGATACTAGCTTTACTATTATACCTTTTGTGTAGTTTTATTCAAGTGTGGAAAGTCTCTAATCCGTATCGTCCTCTTTAACTTTGGGTTCTCTACTAACTCTAGTCCTGCGTAGGTGTTATTACAGATTACTACACGGTACTTCTTGTAGTCTATGGTGATGATATCTTCGGGGTTCATTTTAAGTTTAAAAGTTTTCTTAAACCGTACAGAAAGGGTTTTGGTGGTAGTGGATATTTTTTAAACAGCCCGACTTGATTAAGTTCTTTTTCAGAATATTTAGTTATGTTTCGGGAATCGTACTCAAGATAAATATCTTTAACTAAGAGTAAGGCGATTTCTAAACCTTTACTTTGTAGCCACTCTGTTGCTGGTTCAAAAATGCCTGAGTAAGTATATATTGCTGGAAGTTGGTCTCTCAATAAATCTCTTGAACTAACATAGTCTGGTTCTACGATAAGTTTTTCATTTCCACATTCTCTGCAAGACAAAACTGCGTCTGTTTGGGTTTTGCCTTTTATCTTTCCATAAGTCCAGAAAAGACCGCCTGATATTTCTCCATCTACATATCCATTTACATTTCTATATTTTTCTACCCATTTTGTTTTACCGCAAACAGCACAGGGTGCTTCGTTTTCTTCCGTAGCGTTTCTGTAGTTTTCTTCCCATTCTAAATCCGCCTGAACTTGTAGTTCTTGTTGAGCTTTTTCAAGTTCCGCTAAAATATTGCTATTTATACTTGCTATTGTGTTGTCGTATTCTTGTATTGTCATGGTTTTATTAAAAGTTTACATTCCGCTACCGCTTGCTTTCGTTCCATAAATCTACCAGACTTTCTTTTTAGTTCTATGTATCCGTCTGCTCCGAGCATTTGTATCATAAAATCAGTATAGCCTTCTTTCGGTCCTTCCCATTCGGCGTGGCACGCTCCACAAAGAGTAATGCAATTTATCGGGCAGTAACGGGTGATTGAAATTGCCCGTTTGTGATAGTGCGAACACGTTAGTCCTTCGGTAGTGTGGCAGCGTAAACACTTACCATCTCTTTCCCGTATCCACTTAGAGAAATAGTTGTCTGCGGTAGTGGTAGACCATTGACCGTTTCTGCGGCGTTTTGCGGCTGCTTTGGTGCGTTTGCGTGTTTGGATAGCTTCGGGGCTTTTAAAGGGCTTAGAATTGATTTTAGAGCGTTTTAGAGTGGTTCTAGGCTTGAGCTTATCCTTCTCACGCTTAATAGCTTGTTTTTCGCGTACTTCTTCAATTGTCTTGGGCTTAAATCCGCTACGCTTCATAGTTATTTTTATGCCAGTCGAGAAAAGCAGTCAAGTGGTTTTGACTCAACCAATCACACTCGATGGATTCTGGTGTATCGAACAGCGGACGGTCAAGTGATTCGTTGTATTTTACCCACGCTTGAAACTGAGGGCTAGATACTACGGTTTGATAGTAAGATGGGTTATTGCTCATGCTTTTAATTATACCACTTGTTTTACTTAAAAGGGTTTGGAATAACTCTTCGTGAAATAATACATCCTTTGGGTATTCGTTGGATGTGCGACACAGCGTCTTGTTTAGAAATCATACTGGCAATAGTTATCATTTCTTTATTTTCGTGAATTACCCAACCTAGATTACAAACCATAAAGTCAGTATCTGCAATAAAGTTATCTATCCCGCTTTCATCCATCCAACCGTTGGTTGCTGGATTAAAGGCATCACGCCAAATTATTGCCTCTGCTTTATTGGTTTTGTATTTCATACTTGTTTTATTACTGTACTTTGGGGTTAGTAAAATTCTCATCTATCCAATCTAATATAATTTGAATCATTGTTGCGCTTGCCACTGTAGTATGCGCGAACACATCGGGGGCTGTGTCTAAAGCCTCTCTAAGCTCTTGTCGAGAATCCACAAATTCTTTAAATCTTTTTTGAATTTCTTCGCTTGGCTTACTCATGTTACTTGCTTATTTGTTAAATTTGTCTACCAATTATTTTCCAACCTTCTGTCTCCATAGCTTTGAAAGACATAATTTCGCTTGCAAAACAGCCTTCATTGTCGATTGGTTCTACTACGCATGAGTTCGTAAAAGTATCTATAACTGCGTATGTGCATCCAGCGTCACACATTAGGATTGCTCCAATAAAGTACTTAGTCTTTTCGGTGGTAGGCTCGTTTACAGCTTCTACCTGTTCGTTTGTTGGCTCAACCACTTCTACTACCTCGCTTGGTGGTGTCGGATAATCAATTTCTACATCTTCACCATAATCTTTCTTGAACTTCTTTTTGAATGTTTTATATTCTTCCATATTGCTGTTATTACTTATTAACTGTTCTTAGTGTAGCACTCTCTTTGGTTTAGGTTTTAGGGTTATCAACACATTTAATCTCTAAGGCGCGCTCCCAATTCTTTTTGGCTATGTTGGCTGGATTGATACAAACATCTTTTAGATAGTCAGTAACCTTTTGTACATACTCGTTTTTTGTAAGCCCAAAAAAGTTATTGTCTACAATGTCTTGCGGTGTTGAGTTGTAAATTGTCTTTTTCATAATCTAATATTTAAGTCTGTTAGTGGTGGGTTACTTTACCGAGTACATCAAATCTGTTCGTATCATTTCTTCTGCTAGCCGCAACATCGCTTTTGGTATCACGTTTTGAATTGGCGACATGTTTTCTACTGAGGCTTGCGGTAAATGTTTTGCAATTAAGTCGCGATATACTTTTGGGTTTGCATAAATACAGTTCGGATTTTCAGTAAAATAGGCAAGTTGTCGCTCTTTGATTTTTTGTTTTACTTCTTCTGGCATTTCGAGTTTTGTGTGTGAAGCCCAAATCATTTTAGGAATACGGATAATTCCCGCTCGTTGTTCAATCGGTAAAGCCAACATCTTTTTTCTAAACTCGGTATATTCTTTTTCTACCTGAGTGTTTATTTGAGGAGCTGCCTCAGCTTCGCTCTTTTCTACCTTAGTAATTTGTTTTATATCGCCAGTGTAAAAAGCGGTGTTTCCAATTACCATCTTGGCTTTTTTATCAGCTACCCACGTTTCCATTACTACTTTACCTTTGGTGTCGTCTATGAAGAGGGGTTCGTTACCCATTCCTTTAAATATTATTTTATACATGTTAGAGAATTATTGTTTTTACTTTATCTTCAGTTACTTCATCTTCCCATCTTTTACCATTAAGCCAAGTGGCAAGGTGTGGAATAAATTGCCCGTTGTCTTTTGACCACTGTTCGCTGTTCTTTTGTTTTTCGATAGCTTGCAAAACTACAGCAAGTGACGGTTTGTGTTTTTGCCACGCTTTCTCTGCGCTACCCTTCCCAACCTTCTTTGGGTAAGCAGACCACACGACTACAAAATCGTCACTTTTAGATACAGGTTTTTTTTCTACTTCCTTATCCTTTACCTGTTCCTTTACCTTACCCTTATCCTTGTACCCTATCAATAGGGTATCCATAGGGTATCCATACCCTATAAAAGTATCTAGTATTTCCAACGGTATTTGTTTAATTTCATTAGAAATAGCTTTTACCATAGTTGTCTTGTTGTAATTCTGGTGTTTAGGGTAATTTAAGACACAAAGCCAGCCGTCCTGATATGATATTTTTTTGTCTTTTTCTAGTCTTTTTAGGATTTTCGGCAGCATATCTTTATCTATTCCTGTCTCAAGAGCCATCGCTTTTAGAGAAACTTCATAGATACCACAGATAGAAATTCTGTGAGTGGTGATAGCATAAAGAAAAATCAACTTCTCGATAGGGTCAAGGTCTGATACATACGTGTCTTCCCAGAAACGTGTGTTGAACATCGTTTTTTTACTCATCTTATTTGGTACTAAAAAATCCGCAATGTTGAGGGCGGGAGTAAAGACAGGCTCTCTCAACCTGTTGGGGAATTTACTCCCCTCCCTCCCTCAACGCTACGGACTTATTTTTATTGAGAGAGAATTGATAACATAATAGGTTTAACTTTACAACCCTACTACCCTATTATTATATCACCTCTTCACAATTTCTTCACGTCAAAACCTCTCAGTCACCTGTTAATAACTCAGCCGTCCTAAGTCTATAAATGTGACAGACTTCTATACCCGTTGCTGGGGTCGGTGTTATTAAGCTACGTGTTGTCCCTCTACTCCTCTTTTAACTCGGTCTTTGGTTCGTTCCTCAAGCCACATAAGAGCCTCTTGCATTTTAGTAATAGCTACCGAATTTTCACGGCAACCAAAACGAGAGTTTAGGTCTTGCAGTCTAGCGATAGAAACAGACAGCATTTCTTCTAGAGTTGTTCCGCTAATCTCACTACCGTCTTCGTTTTTTTCATAGAAAACCACTTCTTGTAAAGCTCCAGTGGGTTGAAACGGTTGCAGTTGGTAAGTGTTCATATTTTATTATTCTGATTACTTAACCCCAGCAACGGAGATATAAGTGTTGTTATTATACACTATTTCACTATCCCCAACTACTTACTTTACTGCTTGCAATCCCACTAGCATTGTGCTAGTATATAGGAGTTACAAGATATAAGCATATAAAGTATGGACTGGACAAAAAGTGTTGTGGTGGAAATCGCAACAGGAGAACGTGAACAAGAAACAGAAGAAGAAATGATAGAGAGATTACAGAGAGAGGAGGATAGAGCAGACTGGGCTTATGATGAATCAATAAATAATTAAATATGATTTGGACACTAGACTACATCAAACAAGAGATGGATGAAGTAGCAGGACAATGGAACGGAGATGAAAGCGGCAAGCAAGAAGAAGACGCACAAATTGCTAAGGAAGTTTTAGAAAAAGTAGCAGAGATAGAAGAACTTTTAAAGCAATTAGATTATCAAGTTACTAACAATTATAAGCCACTGTAACATGCTCGGTATAGAACCCGCACTAGAACCACTGGAGAGAAAAGTCTACAATCAACATTTTGACAACCTGTTGAAAACTGGGCAGCTCAATCCCGAAATTCTAGTACATTGTGATAAGTACCAGATGTACGCATTGAACGAAGTAAAAAAGTCTTTAGTAAGATTAGAAAAACAACAATGAACTTATACGAAAAATTAGACAAAGCCCGCGAGCTTGTCCGAACCACAAAGCACAAAAAAGCAGGAACCAACACGTACAGTAAATACGATTACTTCACCCCAGAGCAAGTAGAGCTGATTGTGGCAGAAGTTTGTAAAGAAACGAAGATGCTACCTATCTGTTCACTTAGGAGAAACGAGTACGGACTGTTTCAAGAATTGTCTCTTATTAACTTAGAGGACATCAAAGAGACACCACTAGTCTTTGAACTCGCAACTGTAAAGGGTGAACTAAAAGCCACTAATGAGACACAACAAATGGGAGGAACAGATACTTACTCAGAGCGTTATCTCAAGATGAAAGTTTTTCAGATTAAAGACAACAATCTTGACTTTGACGCACATGACAATAGTAAAAAGACAAACGCAAAAAGTGTGCCGTTAGCAGAGGAAGACGATGGGGATATTAGTTTCGATTAAATAAAATAATTATGTCAGAACAAAAAGAGAGTGTACTAGTAGACGGGATGTTTTTTAAGAAGCCCATTGAAACCGCGCCCGACTTCGTGAAGGGTCACGTATCAATTAAAGCTAAAGAGCTTATCGCTTTTATTGAAAAGCATCAAAAAGCTGACGGCTGGGTAAATGTTGACCTTTTAAAGAGTAAAGACGGCTCAAAGCTGTATTTTAAGCTGAATAAGTGGGAACCGCCAAAGAAAGACGAGGCTATTACGCCCGAAGATGTACCTTTTAACTCAGAGCAGTCTGCCTCTCTAAACCAGACATACATCTTTATTCGTGAAGTTAAAAAGTGGGGTGTAGAAGCTGGAGACTATTACAGTCCAGAACGTCACAGAGTACAAGGTGGAACACAAAGGTTGCTAGACGAAAAAGTAATAGAACCAGAAAACACTAATTACGATTAAAATGGACTCAAGAGCCAAAACAAAACTACTCCAATTCCTAGAAAACGGACAAATTGACTTGGCTATTGGTTTTGTCAAAGCGATAGAGACTACAGGTAAAAATCAAATTAGTGGCAGTCAACGCGGAGCCTTACACCTCTACCTATCTCAAGTAGCCCACGAAGCAAATAATATGGGACTAACTTTACAAGATATGGTCAAGGTAATTAAGAAGTTAGAAATCAGACCGAACACTACGAACCTCAAAGAGACTTTTTTGAAGCCGTACATAAAATCAGCGTTTAACTTGGACAGCTCAGAGAAAATGAGTAACCAACAAATCACTGAGGCTTATGACGCTCTCAATTTAGTTTTTAGTCATTATTGGCATATTTGTTTGCCGTTTCCTACCGATGAGCAAAAACAACTAGAAAACCTAGGAGGATACAAGAGTCGAGCAGGTCAAGGAACTGAGGGAGTAGATTATCCAGAATTAACAGATTTGCCAAAGCTATGAGCCACACAGGACACAAAGAAGGCTATACAAAGTACAGTGATGGAATAAAATGCCACAAATTATTTTGTTGGAGACAAGCGGTGTATAAAAAGTTAGTCGTACAGTTCCCAATCATTATCAGATATTTACCAACGTGTGAAAAGCATAAATAAAATGAAACCCCTAACCCCCAGAGAGCAAGAGTGTCTTGATTACATTATCGAGTACAAGAAAGAAACAGGTGAATTGCCTACGCACGTTTGGCTTGCCCGCAAACTATCACCAAACGAAGACGAGAAAAAGAGTAGACAACTTGCCACATTCCACATTACTAGCCTTAAAAATAAAGGTTATTTGAAGAGTTCAAGCCGTCACGGAATGTACAACATAGTTGTGGATAACTAAGGTTTACTTATCCTTGCATTATGATAGGATATAAGAGTATAAGTATAAGCAATAAATTATGTACCGCCAAACACAAGGAGCAAAGATAATCGACTACCTAAAGAAAAACAAGTTCATTACGTCACGCACCGCTATTCAGAAGTTCTTTATTACTAGACTTAGCGCAGTAATTTTTGAACTTAAAGAAGCAGGATTTGAGTTTGACACGAGTGAAAGAGACGAACATGGTTTTACAAAGTATCGATTAATAAAATAATTTATGAAACCAGTTGACTACATGAAGCCAAGTCCATGGAAACGAATTAAAGTAAACAACAAGACAATCAAAACATTATCCAACGGCACCATCATTCCCTCAGAGTCAAAGATGATGAGATTAGCGTATAAGTCAGGACTATAAAAATATATGAAAGAATTAATAGTAGTTGTAATGGTCTCAAGCGTTCCGACAATCTTAGGTTTGGTGCTAGATTTACAAGTGACACCACTAAGTCTAATTTGGCAATCACTGGCCATTTTCTCAATCATAATGTGGCAAACAGAGTCTTATAAGTCAGGAAGGTAATATGAAAGAATTATTCACAGCAGTAGTTGTAGTAGGGATAGTTATACTAATCTTGTTTGCTGCCGGGACGGGAGTGGCTAAACTAATACAGATGTGGCGAGACTTACCAGAGCCACCGCCTGCAACCGAGCAATGGATTGGTATTTGTATCAGTAGTGAATTAAATGAGGAACAATACCAAAAGCAGTACGAACGCGCAGATATTGAAAAGTTAAAGACAGAGTGTCAGTTTAGAGGATTGTCACGAGACATTCTCGGCTGTTACGGAGACGACCATTATAAGTTTTTATGTCCAGTAAATTAAATATGTCAAAACTAACTTTATTACCCGACGAAATCACCACCCACAACCCACACCTTAACCGCCAAAACAACATCATCGTCGGCATCGCTATAGGAGTGATGATAGTGGCGACAGGAGTAATGTACGTAGCAGCAAGCTTTATTCAGAATGTAATTTAGTGGGTATGAGACAAATTAAAACTCAAAAGGAACTAGATAAATTAGTAAAAACTGGAGTACTTAAAGACGAAGAAGTAGAGATTGTCGGGGAAGGTCTAAAGCTCAGTGCAAATCTATCAGTGTATGGGTCCCTAAAGATTAGTGTGAGTGTTGATATGGACTATTCTAGACGGGTTGTGGCTCGGGAGTC